AAGCAGATGAGTTATACCCTGATGATTCTGCCAAGGCCAAAGCTGTATATAAATCTATGCGCTACCCTGTGCATATGTGGGTAAGTCCAGACATCCTTAATCATCAAGCAAACTTTACAGAAACCAGGGGCATTGTATGGGGCAAGATTAAGATGGAAGGTAAGCGCCCACTCTGGCCCAAAAGTTAAACGCTGCGGTACTTGTGAGTTTTACAAGATAGGTGCAGTTTATTTCCCTGAGCAATATGGGATTCCTCTATCTACCATTTGTATCAAGATGCAATACCCGCGCATGTATGAGAATGACGAACACCCAGAGGATCCTAAGTGGGGATTTAAAAAAGAATGCTCTCTGTATAGGAGAGATCACTCAATCAAAAATGACATCTCAAAGGGATGTGATGAATGGGAGAATCAATGGATTCAAATAAACCAATGACAGTTGAAGAACGTGAACGAGCTAAGGATAGAGCTTGGGAGTCTATTGATCTAGGTATCAAGATTCTAATCGGTTTAGGTACAGACCCTCTGTATCTTATCAAGGTCCTGGTAAGTATTGTCAGAGACAAGAAAGAAGGTGAAGCGTGAGCTGGAGAGATGATCTTCATAATGAGATGAATCCCGATATGAGATCTTTTGGATCTAAAGGGACAAGCTCTGTTAATCCACATGATGAAGCTGAGCTTAAGGGTCGAGAAGAAGCTGATGAAGCTCGCTCTAATGCTCTTGAGAATGCTCAAGACAGGGCTCGTGACAACAGCAATGATGATGACGATATGCCTGAAGAGGATATGCTCGACAGTATGCATCGTCCAGAAATCTAAATAAAAAAACACCCTCTGGCCTAATCAGGGGGTGTTTCTCTCTGACAGTTAAATCCCATAAACAAAACCTAACAAATAAATTTTACTAAACCTTTGGGGGCGAAGCAATGAAAGAAAAAAAGTCAGGGGGATTTACTCTCCCTTTTATCATTATGGCCGTAGCATCAACAGCTATCGGTGGGGGATATGATACAGTTTGTGTAGTATCTGCACAGAACCAGGTGTCATGCACAGACACAACAACACTATCTAAGTTCATGTCATCCGCTGGCATGTCTAATAATTTTCCCGATGTAGAATTTGAATTACAACCAGGGGAAGAGCCAGCACTTCTTATATGTAACGATGGTGACTATTACCCTATCGGAATTGATGGAGGAAACATCATAGCAAGACAGGGTGACACTACACTCTATCAAGTAAATCGATTACCACCTTGTCCGGCCCCACAACCACCCAGGGGAAATAGACTATACGGGCCTGCTGATGGGAGAGGTGGTCATTTCTGTAATGGCAGAGCTTCATCCGATAACTGTAAAGACTGCTGCATAGGTGTTGCATTAGGCAAGGCTGGCATGGTGGCGACGGCAGGCAAGCTATACCGAGACACAAAGCCACCACCACAAGGATTAATTATTGATGGAGTTGTAGAGGTTGCAGCTTATGGCCTCATCTATCTAGACCAGCAGCAATGCAACAACAACTGTGAGGTATCCTATGAAAGATAATCTAGCAATTATAGCAGCAGCCTTTGGGCCAACCCTTATAGTTCTCGGCACAACAACAGTAACAGGCACCGCAGCAGACGTTCTTATATCTGCCCTGGGTGCATTATCCACTACATTCGCAATCCTGAACACCCGCCTATAGGAGTTTATTTTACTAGCTTAAGCAGGTGAACAGGTGTACAGTAGTCGTTCATGGAGGAAAGACATGATCACGGAAGCAACTTCCCACAAAATCACAGACAGAATTATCAAAGCTCTTGAAGAAGGAACTGCCCCCTGGCGCAAGACTTGGAAAAGTTCACGACCCTACAACATAGATTCAGGTAATCACTACAATGGATCTAACGCTCTCTTCACTCACCCTATGATTACAGGCTTTGAGTCTCCAGTATTCATGACCTTCAACCAGTGCTCTAAGCGAGGTGGGTCTATAGTCAAAGGCTCTAAGGGTATTCCCATCACAAGGCCCGTGCCCAAGAAGTGTAAGAAAACTGACAAGGATACTGTAATTGTCATGAGATACACTGTGTTTAATCTTGAGCAGACTCAGGGCATTGAGCTCTCTGATGAAGATAAGAAAGAACACATCGATATTCCAAGCGCTGATAAGCTGGTTGATTCTATCGGCAACCTGGAGATTAAGTATGGGCCTTACGATCCCTGCTACAACCCAGGCAATGACACAGTTTATATGCCTAAGCCTGAATCTTTTGAATCATCAGAATCATTTCATGAAGTTAGGTTTCACGAGATAGGCCACTGGACCGGTCACAAATCAAGGCTCGATAGAGACTTAAAACCATTGATGCTCGACAAGCACGGGTACAGCAAGGAAGAACTTGTTGCTGAACTCACCTCTGCGTTTTGCTGCCACCATGTCGGCATTGAAACTGAAACAGATAACCAAGCAGCTTACTGTGCCTCATGGCTCAAGGCTCTAAACAACGACAGAAGATTTATTATCGATGCTGCCAAGCAAGCGGATAAAGCCTTCAAACTTATTATTGGAGAAACCAAATGAATGATCGAATTGAAACACAACCTAGCCCTTACCCTGTAACCCTAGACGAGATTCGTTATTTGCTCGAGGCCCTTGATACTCATCGAAAGAAAATCACAGGCAAGCTGGGTAACATCAGCGTCAACGATTTTAACAAGTGTGTTCGCCAGGGTGAAGAGTTGCTCATCCAGTGCCAGAAGCTAATCTCACGATTGGTTGAGCGTACTGATGTCGTTAAAAAAAATCCGGATTTCCAGAAGACGTACGATGGGCCGAACCAGTCAGCTCGGAACTTGACCACTTTGGCCGGGATGCAATTCAGTTATCCGAATATGGAAATGACTACTCACACTATCCTGATTAAATCTTTCCATGAGCATTTAGAGACAATGTACGGGGAATCAAAAATGATCTTGGTTTTAAACGATACTGTCCGAGTGCTTGAAGCTTTGAATGTATTGTTCGAGTTTAAACCTATCGCAGAAGTAGTAGACGGAATTTATGATCTTGCTCACGAAAGCTCATCGGAAGCAAAGGAGGCCACAAATGACAATTCTTAAAATCTTAAATAAAAAAGAATACTCAGCTACCGGCATTGGTCGGTTTCAAGAATGCAAGCGCAAGTTTCATTATGAGTATGTAGATCGTTACGAACCAGTAAAGAAAGGCGAAGGCTTGCGAGCTGGCACACTGCTACACGTAGGCCAAGAGTGTTACTGGAACGGGCACAACCTAGAGGCTGCTAAGTGCGCCATGCATGGTGAGGCTTTTGAACTTGGCTACACAGATGATCCTCTGCTTTTACCAAAAGTAAATGCATACTTACGAGGATACTATCATCGGTGGGAGCATCTAGATGATGTTCAAAACTCTGAGAGATATCAAGTCCTAGCTGTCGAGCATGAGTTCTCGTACCCATCAGGGGTGGATGGTGTTATGTTTGCTGGTAAAATTGACGGTGTTCTTTATGACACGGTGGACAATGTAACCATCATGCTTGAACATAAGGGAACATCAAACAAGCAAGCTCAAGATATATCCAGCTCATACTGGGATCACTTACAGATGAACACTCAGCTTTATCTCTATGCTGATTATCTCACCAAGAAGTACAGCAGACCAGTGCAAGCTTTGTGGGATGTGACCATTACATCTAAGTCTAAGCCATCAGGTAAAAAGAAAATCGCAAAACGAAAATCTGAAACTCCTGAAGAATTTGCACAACGCAAAGAAGATAACATGGAGACTGTTGATGATTTTGAAAATCGTTTAACTATGACCTATCTCGACGACTCAAGCAGGTATGTACGGAAGAGGATTCCAATACTTGAACACCGTCTTAATAATAAGATGGAAGAGCTTCGAGAGCTTGTGCGTGAAATGCAATCTGATTTTAAACCAATCAGAAACGTTACCGCATGTAGTAACTTTGGTGGATGCACCTACATGGATGTCTGCCTTGGCTACACAACCCTTGAGGATTCTGCAAGATTCCAAAAAAGAATAAAACCAAATAAGAAACCCAAAACAGAAGAATTACCATTTTAGGAGTTTAGATGACTGACCGTATAAGAATCGTAACAGCACCGGCAATCATGAAAATCCCACCACCAAGAGCAACCTTTTATGGCCAACCAAAAATTGGCAAGACAACGTTTGCATCTTTGTGGCCCAACCCTGTCTTTGTTCAAACAGAAGATGGGGCTGCCGGATTAGCAGTTGCCAAGATACCAGAAACCCCCTGCCAAAGCTGGGATGAGCTTATGGACTGCCTCCGTCTTATTGTTAAAGATCCTCAAGATCGTAAGACAGTGGTGATTGATACGCTCGATAGGGCTGAAGCTTTGGCCCAGAAGAAAGTTAAGCTTGAGCATTTCGATGATGATGATGGCAAGTTTATGTCTTATCACAAGGGACCAGCTATTGCCGGTAAGATGATAGCTGAACTTCTTTATGCCCTAGATGTTATCCGTAAGACACATGACATGAACATTGTCTTACTGGCTCATGATGGGCTTGCGCCAGGTGCTAATGCTCTTGGTGAGGATTTTAAGAAGTGGGCTCCAAGCTTATCTAAGCAAGCATGGGGTATCGTTAGAGATTGGTCCGATCAAATCGGCCATCTCCAATCTGCTTTCCGAGTCAAGGAAGGTAAGGCGAAAGAGCTTGGCAACGAGCGAACTATCCAATTCCTGGGTAGTCCTGCTCGCGATGCTGGATGCAGAGCTGGTTACGAAATGCCAGACAATATCAAACTTAGTTATGATGCTTACAAAGAGCACATGGGAGAGCGAATCTATGGGTAGTTTAGATGAAGTAATTGACATTATGTTTGACAGTGACGAGATTAAGAAGATTGAAAATAATCACTGGAAACCACAACCTGGGATTTATCGATTTCGTATTAACGATATACAGGTAAAGAAAAGCAGTGGAAATAAACCGTACCTGGATCTTACAGCCAACGTGACAGATCCTACAACCAGTAACGAGTTTAACTCTTTCGGTTATGTCTGGCTTACAGAATCCAAAGGGGCAAGGATCCGTTATGGACTATTCCTTAAGTCTCTAGGGTTAGATCCAGGAGCACGGTGGAAGCCAAAAGATTTCATTGGTAAGCATGGAGTTGCAGTTATTTACCGTGGAGACAGCAAGTATCTTCGGATGCAAGACTTCTGCACCGAGGATAGCGTTGTACTTGGGCCTGACCCCAGCGTTGAAAAAGCAGCACCGGCTAAGTACGAAGGCCAAAAAAGTGCTTTCAATTCTGATGACAATGTACCATTCTAAATAATCTTGGTGGGCGGGTGTTTTGGAGGCTCTTTCCTAGTCTCCTGTTGGTTTTCACCCGCTCACCGTTTTCCCTCCAGGTAGACCATGCTTATTGAAATTCATAAGAACCGGCTTAAGAAGCTGGCCAAACAACTGCGCTCTCTTTCTGATGAGTTCCTTAAGGCCATTGAGGAAGAAGAGAAGATCAATCCACCAAAAACAAAAGTCCCTAATCTCATACAGTTACATCGTGACGGTGAGATCAAAGAGGTGCTTGCCCACTACAAAGAAGTTCACCCAAAAACCAGGGAGGTTAAAAGGAACTCGGCATCATGGAAGTTAGTCGATAAGAAGTTGACCGATGGATACACTGTCAAAGAGTTGACACTTGCTATCGATAACAATTGTAATCCAGAATTATCAGACTGGTGGTGTGAGAGGGGTCTACACTCTATCAGTAATGTTTTCGGCAAAGACCATAACCTGGATAAATTCATCCATGCAAAGAAGAGGGGTAACAATGGAAACAGTGGGTACAGTCCTGGCAGCGAAGATTTCACCGGAGATGCGGAAGGCTTCGGCGAATGAAGACAAGTTTACACTGAGGGCAAGAGCTATTGTTAAGATGGCTCGGGAAGAAGGGTTCGAGTACAAGGAACCTAGCGCTAAGGCTGTTAATCTTAAAGGTGACATAGCCAATGCCATACGCTCCCAGGGAGTCCCTGAACGTATTGTCAGCGTATTTCTCCAGCCGGATGGACCCAAGCTAACAACTGCAACAAAGGCCGTTGTGAAGTTCCTTTCGTCGCCTCGGGATGCATGGTGTTTGGTTCTTGCTGGGCACCCCGGCACAGGCAAGAGCACTGCCGCAGCGCATTATCTTTGGGTTACTGCTGACACTCACAACGTAGGATCTTCCACCGCCCAGCGGTGGTACACTGCTCATGAGGTAAGCAGGATAAGTAACTACTCTAATAGTGCTGGCTATAAGTCAGATCTTGAAAAGATTATGAGAGTTCCTGTCCTGGTTATCGATGACTTGGGTGTTGAGTACCTTGATAAGAATGGGTTTTTTAATTCTAGGTTTGATGAGATCATGGATGCTCGGTATAATAATTTCCGTAAAACCATAATCACTACTAATTTGGCTCCTGATAACTTCCAGAAAAGATACGGTAAGCGTGTCACAACTAGGATCCGACACGGATTCAAGGCTGGGGGTGGAGACTTATATGTGCAAGTGAATGAGGAATCTATGAGATCATGAGCAAACTAAGCCGAGACAAGGGAGCCCGATTCGAAAGGGCAGTTGCTAACTTACTCAAGCCAGTCTTTGGAGAGAATACAACCAGGAGTTCGGGCCAGTGCTTTTCTGGCGATACTCGCGCAGATGTTGATTGTCCTAAGATATGGGTTGAATGCAAAGTTGGTAAACGCCCCAACATCAAGGCAGCTCTTGAGCAGGCTGAAGAAGCCAAGGCCAGTAATGGATCTGACAAGAAGTGTGTAGCTGTATGCAAGTGGGACCGAGAGGCACCGACTGCAACAATGAGGCTTGATGACTTTATAGAGATTCTTAAGCTGGCGTTTGGAGAAGCTGATGGAAGTTAAGTTTTCTGAATGGCTCCTATCAAAGAGAAAAGAAAAAGGCTGGTCAAAACGAAGACTTGCAAGCGAGCTAACGGTAACCGTTGCCTGGGTCCATAGAATGGAAACAGGTGAGAAGTCACCCAGTGAGCTAATGGTTTTCAAACTAGCCAAGATCTTTGAAATTGATGAGCCAGATCTGTTTCATATAGCAAAAATTTTACCAGTAAGTTGGACATTAAAAGTTGTTTCAGACTTGGAACTACTTCGAAAACTTGCGAGTATCTGAGCGGTCTTGTCCCGGCGACGTTCTTCAACGCTGTAATTAGAGCCCCCAAAAACTTTAATCAACACTGGGGCAAGGCCGCCATAGCGAGGGGTATATAATGAGGGTATTTATGGCATTTGTCGCAGCTGGGGTTCTAACGCTGCTGGCAACAAAGATTTTGGAAAAGGTAAAAGAGAAGCGGTTACGACGCGCAATGACTAGAATCTTGAGAGGATAGTTGTTTGTGATTGCTTTTCTGCTCTGTCCTGTCTGATCAGGTTCCTCCTTTGACCGTCTAGGGCAGAGCACCTTGAATCATTTCGTAACTTTGTCCCATCCCCGTTACAATGTGGATGGTTATCATTTCCCTATGAAGTTAATCTACTTAGGGGGTGGGGCATTTACCGAGGCCAGTTATACTTAAACCACCTGGCAGGCTTAGTTGGGCGAGTGTCGAAGTGTACAAAATTCTCATACAACCCGATACCATAGTTGGGGCCTAGCCTCCTGGCTGCATTTTCTAGCTCAATATATAGCCGGAGCATATGTGCACCATGTCTCTTGGTGGTATCAACATAGGTGACATCAGCAGCATAGACCACGCCATCTCGCGGGAGATGCCAGCTCTCCGGTGTGCCACCAACAGCCTTGTTATGCTTTTCGCACCGGTAAGATGAGTTGATACGGAGCGGCCCAAGCACCTTACGAACACTATCAAGAACAGTAACCAGTGACTGGGCAGGGTTAGTCTTGCCACAGCAATTACATGCGAACTCTTCAGCGCTAAAGTATTGGCCCACCTTCCCCATCAAGTACCTACAATAAAGACTTCACATTCACAGGCCGCACTGTTTGCAATCAGCTTTAGGTTCTGGGCCACAGTGAAGTCAGTAGTAGCAAGGATACCACCAGGAGCGATGCGGATAAGGTTATCAGTTGAACCATTTCCTGCACTATCAAAAGTAGCTGTCACGTAGTTGCTGGCAT